GTGTTGTCAGAACGATGCTATATGGGCGTATGCTTTTTTCCTTTGGATGCTAATGCGCCAAAGCTATTCGGGTTTTCAGAATTTCTGGCAGGCCTAGCGCTCATGGTGCTCGCCTGGACAATCGGAGACGTGCGCTATCGTTTTCGAGTTCAAACGGCACCTATCCCTCTTAGGGGCTTTACCTTCTTTGTGGTTGCTACCGTTGGTGTGCTTACGCTGCTCACTGATTTATGGCGTGCCGAGCAGTGGTTTGTACCTGCAGGAAATCTTTTAAGCCCTGCATCGTGGCAAGCCCTTCTTGCAGGATTTTTTTTGCTCACTTTCCTAATGTGGGCATGGTTCGCATTTATCAGGCCTCCCATTTACAGCAAAAGGAATGCTAAGCAGTTTGCTCGAAGTCTTTACCACTTCATTCTCAAAGGATCTGCTGAAGAGTTAGCAGTGATCGCCGATGAGCTTTCATATTCGTCCAGAGCGCTTGTTCATCACGCAACTGAGAAAAAATCCCCGTATGGGCCGGGCGATGAGAAGCAAAGAAAAGTTTCTGATGTGGAGTCCTATGCCAACGATTTACTAATGTTGATTGCAGATAAAAGGTTCTGTCGTGTGATTGTGGAGTCGTCACCAGCAACTGCGCTAGGTATTTTTCAAGAAATGCAGGACGCGGATAAGTGTGTGCATGTCGAGATTTTTTCAAAAAATATTCTTAATCAGGCTCTTAGCAACAAAGAGTCTTTTATATTTCACGAGGCTGGAAGCTATGATTCTGGCTTGATTGGTTATCATAAGCCGCTTACTCAAGCTATGTTCTCGAATTACAAAATGGTTGAAGTCATCGGGACCCTACTGGATCCAGATATAATGCCCCAGCAAGATTGGGATGCTAGTCAGTGGGAGGGGTACAGTCGTATTGTGTTGATGACTTTGAGCGATTACGTCTCAAATCATTTCTGGCGGCATCCTTTTGCTTTATACCGAGCGAAGGGTTACATCGAAAGTGCTGCATCGGATCTCTACACGCTTAACGGCGTGCTTAGCTCTGCGTGGGATAAAGATGTGCTTGCGCGCTTACGCGTTACGATTGAGTTTATAAGTAAAGCTGTTGAGGTTCTTGATACAAAAGGTGTGTCGGACGATCTGATAAGGCGTAATCGTCCTGAGAACGGTATTTTTGAAAAAACTTTTTATGATCACTTGGCTGATATGATTTTAGAGGTTATTTGCGCTGCATCTAATGTCACGTCGCCAAATTGGGAGTGCTGGGTCGTTCAGCATAATTCAGTGTGGAGTAAGTTTTTTAATAATCATAAACTGGCCACCCGCGTTGGGAAAGTGATTAAATTTAAGGTGCGCCGTCTTTTGTATAATGAGGTTTTGGAGATGAATGGATTTCCAAATTTCAGGGGCGCTAAAATTCTTGCTCTTTGTTTAAATGTTATGGGTTTAGTCCCAGTGAAGGGTGATTACAGTAAAAGTAGCCGGGCTCTTCATCTGGCCATGCTTTCTTGGGTGAGAAGTAATTACGGCGCACTTCACTCTCATAACCCTAGGCTTGCTGACGCATGCCTGGTTGGGAACATGAGTTATGATCAAGTAAACTCTAGGTTGGTGAAAACTGCTCCCTTGGAAGGACTTCGTACTGAACCTCGGTATGAGTACCTTGACTTGGTCCCTGTCCAGGAGGGAGCGCCTGACAAGTAGGTTTCTACCAAGCATAAATTAGTCGGGACGTGTCTTGAGGTGAGAAAATTGAAAAATTTTCTTTAGCTTCTGAATCCGAGCATTTTCGAGACAATCCCCGCCATGCTCTTAGTATCTATCGGTATCCACCTGCCATAGTGCTTTCTCACCATAGTCGTATCCGCGTGGCCAAGTTGCCGAGCTACCCACTCGACTGGTACATAGCTCGACAGCATCTGACTGGCAAACGTATGCCGGCATTGGTTGGCCCCGCGATGCCTGACCTCAGCTTTCTTCAAATGAGCAGTAAACCACTTACTCAAAATCTTGCCGTTCCAAAGCAGCCCGCTGGCAGAACTCCGGAAAAGAAACCTGACCCTCGCAGGCTTTGTCGTGATGTTGTCCCGCTGTGTGACGTTGATATCGACGTACGGCTCATCGCTGGCCGCTGCCAGGATCTCCCGCATCAATTCCAGAGCGGGATCAATCAGCTCCACCACCCGCACCCTGGAGCGTTCCTTGGGCACCTTGAACTGCCCAACCACCAATGCGCGTCGAACATGAACAGTGCCAGCCTTCAGATCCACATCTTCAACGGCAAGCGCAATCAGCCCGGACAGCGAAAGTCCCGTCCAGCAGTTGAACACGATCATTCTGGCATCGGCCATTCGCTCTGTGTCTGCCGCACCAATCCGCTCGATTTCTTCCCGGCTGAAAGGATCAGCATGCTCCTCATCGGCGTCCGTACTGACGTTGCTGATCCTCTCCAGCGGATTGGTTTTCAGAATCCCATCACCAAACGCATCAGCCCAAACCCCGCGCACCACGGTAAAAATGTCGTTCACCGTTTTCGGCGCCAGCTTTTGCTTCAATAGCTGAGCCTGGAACAGCTCGATGTCGCTCTTGCTGACGTCGACGATCCGGGACTTCCCGAACTTGTTCTCGACATGCACCGCCTTGCTCTCGTAGTTGATCACCGTGCTGGCAGCCTTGAGTGCGCGCTGCACCTCCAGCCACCGGTCTATGCCTTCTTTGACGGTTCGCTTGGCTGAATGCCCGGCACTCCCCGGAAGCGTCTTTGCCCTCGAGGAGTTTGGGAAGTGTGCGGCGTAGTCAAAGCGGTTCTCCTTGATCTCTGTAAGGATCGCCCGCCGCTTGTTGTCCGCGTAGGCGATAGAGGCCTTGTTGACTGTTACAACGCCTTCCAGAGGCTCTCGACAGCGTTGGCCGTGGAGCATGAAGCAGATGCGGAGCTGTTTGCCGTTCAGCTCCACACCCGTTGGCATTCTCCCGCTCACGGCTGGCCTGCCATCCACTTTTCGATTTCGTCTCGGTTGTAGACGATTACGTGGGCAGGGTCCCATCGCCAATGTTTGCCTTCCAGCCAAATACCCCTCGAGCGGTACTTTCGGACCGCTTCGGTGCTCAGGCCAAAAACGGGGAAGAGCAGGTCTTGGCGAAACCAGGTTCCGGGTGTAACGCTGATCTCCAATTTCTCGGCGGTGCTCATGCTGCCGCCTCCTTAGCCTCCGGGCCATGGCCCGCCGTGCGACTGGCGTAGCTCGCGTCGCTCAACTCTTCGTAGAGGCCTTCTGTTTCGTCGATGCTGATCCAGCGTGCCATAAGGCCCATCTCAATCTGCCCGTAGACGATCCAGTAATTGACCTGACGCATTTTCTTGTCGCCCAGGCGCACTTCGTTGATACGCCAGCGCAGATGGCTCAGGAAGCGCTCGTGGATTTGCTCGGGCGGCAGCAGTTGCACGAGATCACTCTGTGCGCTGGTGGCGACAGCTTCGGATTTAGTCTGTGAGTGAGTCATTTCGCTCTCCTCATGTAGTCAGGGTTGGCGACGGGCGTTCTATCGATGTGCCCATGGCATCCAGATAGTCAGCGAGGTCATGCAGATAGATCACCGGTGCAGACCTGATCGAGCCATGCAACCGCGTGTATCTGATCGGGATATGACCCGCGTTGATTTCGTGGAGCATGTATCTGTCTGTCTTGATGTGCGGAAAGTATCGCTGACGCACAGCCGACAGCGTGGGGCAGGGTGTGCTCCATTCACGGCGGAGTTGGTCGAGGGTTGAGTTCATGTAGTTACCTCCCGTCATCGCGTTCCTGGGCGTTGACGTGCGATGGTTCAGGCGGCGTCGCCACCCATGGATTGGTGTCATCGTGATAGGCGATGGGCTCGGGTGGTTTTGGCGCACTTGAGCGCTGACCGATGATGATCAGCAATTGGCCTATACGCTTTTGAAGGGCCTCAATCTCGGCTCGTTGCGAGACGGCGGGATGGAGGTATACCGGCTGTGCATTTAGTTTTCTGACTTTCATGGTCGCTACACCTCATGCAGCGAAGTGATGACGATTAAAAATTAGGATCACTAATTTTTTGTGTCAACTGCACTTTCTGAGCGGGGTGTATAAGTGGTGATGGAGTGATGCGGATACAGCTGACAGGGAATTCTGAGGGAGGCTTTAAATCAACGCTGAATACCAAAACACTTTGCCGAGAATTTGGATATTTTTCGAAACAAAATCACCGTCTCGATTTTCCTCAGGATACTCATCGCTGTTGTAACTGCGCAGTCGCAATCCGTTTTCTGGCAGTTTGTAGAGCAGGTATAGTCGGAGTTGGCCTTTGTAATCGAGGAGGTACATCTTCCCGTCCTGGATCTGCGTTACCGAGGTATCAATGGCAACGCGGCTACCCTCGGGTAGCACGGGGTCCATGCTGCTTCCTTCGACTAAAACACCTGCAACCACTTCAGGCTTGATGTTCTTGAGATACAAGTCCCTACGACTGCACGGCATTGTCCTTCCGCCACCTAATTTCACCTTCGTGCCCTTGCCGTCGGGGCGTTCAACCTCGTGATAGAGGTCGACTTCGATGTCGCCAGGAGCCATTGGAATCTTGTTGTTCAAGCCGGAAGGTGGGGGTGAGCTCACGTTGGTTTCACCCAGGGCACGAAGGAAAGAGGTGCCAATGGTAGTCGGCTGGGAGCCAACGTTGAAACCTTCAATTGGGAAGTCGGAGAAGAGACGGGTGCTAACGTCGGTGGGCTGAAACTCCAACAGGGTGGCGAATTTCAGCAGCGCAGGCATGTTTAAAGGAATCTTCCCTGTCATGTACTGGCTGACGATGCTTTGCCCTTTCCAGCGACATTCTTCCCCAAGTTTTTTCTGAGTCAGAGCTGGATAGAGATCCTTGCGATCCTTGTAAATCGCCAGCAAGCGTGCAGCTTCTTCAAGGATATGCGGTGGCTGATCTGACATAGGCTGAAAATATAAGGGCGGCTTATTTCAGCATACTTTTACATCTTGGCGGTTGAGATGCAAAAGAAGGATTACTAATATCCATAGTCCAAAACCATTCGAGGTATCAAGGAATGGACGATGATATTGGTATTTCGCTGAAGGATTTTGCTCACGGTCGCACCCAGCCGGAACTCGGAAAACTGCTGGGTGTTTCGCAAAGCGCAGTGTCACAGATGCTGAGCTCGGGTCGTGATATCCGCATTCAGGTCGATGAGCAGGGCCGTTACTCGGCCTACGAGATTCGGCCTGTCGGCGGCCGTAGAAAAGCTACGGCTGCGTAGGGTTGCGCGATGCAACGGCCAACATCCTCTGACTGGGCAAAGCGCTACGTTGAACTGTTCAACCTGGCGCTCGTCCCCATTGAACCCCGTCAGAAAGCGCCCAAGGGCAATGCCTGGAATCAGCCGGGTGGCTATCTCACCGACGCCGAGCAGGCTGCGGCCTTCTGGCGTGACCATCCAAAACATAACATGGGCGTGGTTCTGGGGCCGAGCTGTCTGTGTTCGTTGGACGTGGATGATGTGCAGTGGACGCGGCAAGTTTTGTTCGATCAGTTGGGCCTTGATCTGGATGAGATGGCGAACGCCTTCCCGTGCGTAATTGGTAACCCTGCACGTATGAGGATTCTGTTTCGTGTGCCGGACGAAGTGGAACTCAGCCGACACGCGTTAGCGTGGCCACGTGAAAGTGATCCTGATAGTTCGAAATTCAAAAGCGCCATCGCGATGGCGAAAGAGGCCAAGGCTTCTGGTGATCAAGCTGCTGAAGCAGCAGCGAGAACGCTGGCGGACAAGTACAAGGCGTTCACGGTTTTCGAGCTCCGAGCCGGGCTTGTTCAGGACGTGCTGCCGCCCTCCATTCATCCCGGAACAGGCAAGCCTTACACCTGGAAGAACCCACCGTCGGCTGAAGGTTTTCCGGTGCTGCTTCCCGAGCTACTTAAAGCCTGGCAGAACTGGGAGCTGTTCAAGCGTGATGCCGACGCAAGTTGCCCGTGGAAGCCGACACCTAAACCGCCTGTGCGCAAACCGAAGCAAACTGAGCCAGGAAAGCACCCGTCGGTGATCGATGAGTTCAACCGCGCCCATGACGTTGAGGCAATGCTGGCCGATCACGGCTACACCAAGCATGGACGAAAGTGGCTTTGCCCCCATAGCAGCACAGGCTTACCCGGTATTACCGTAACTGAGGGCCGCGTGTATTCACATCACGCGTCAGACCCACTCGCCAATGGTCACCAGAACGATGCCTTCTCGGTGTATTGCTTGCTGGAGCATGACGGTGATGTATCGCGGGCGGTGAAAACAGCCGCGAAGCTGTTAGGTCTAACTCCTACAGAAAAAGCTCCAAGATCGCGCAAGCGCCCGAGCGCCGTCCCCGTCGAAAGTGATGACTGGAGAGCGCTTCTACGGCGTACCGAGGAGGGCGCCTTACGGTCCCAACTCGCCAATGCTTACTTGATCCTCAAGCACACACCCGAATGGCAGGGCGTCCTTGCCTACAACGAATTCGCCGACCGCATCGACAAACTCAAGCCTCCTCCTACGCCCGACGGTGAAAAAGGCCCGTGGCAGGATGTCGATGCCAGCAAGACGCTGGTGTGGCTGCAGATGGTGTGGAGCCTGCACCTGCGCAGCAGTGCTGTCGCCGACGAGGCGGTGCGGATGGTTGCCTGGGAGCATCGCTTTCACCCCGTACGCAATTGGCTCGAGTCTCTACCGCCCTGGGATGATCAGCCCCGCTTGGAGATGCTGTTGCCCACGGTATTCGGTGCCGACATCAACCCCTACACCGCGCACATCGGCCAATCCATCCCTGTGTCCTCGATTGCGCGGATCTTCATTCCGGGCTGCAAAGTCGACGAAATGGTGGTACTGGAAGGCGGGCAAGGGCAGGGTAAATCCTCCTGTATCGCTGAGTTGTTTGGCTTCGAGTGGTATCTGGAAACCAGCGAGCCACCGACGAACAAAGATTTTTACGTGACCATGCAGGGCAACTCTGTGGTCGAGATCGGCGAGATGCAGAGCTTCTCCAAGGCCGATATCAACCAAGTGAAAATGGCGATCACCCGGCGCGATGACAAATACCGTGCGCCCTATGATCGCCATGCGCGGAGCCATCCACGGCAGTGCATTTTCATGGGTACCACCAATGCCGATGCCTACCTCAGCGACCCAACTGGCGCACGACGATTCCTACCGGTGTTGTGCCGCAAGGCCGATGTCGCCTATATCCGGCAATGGCGTGACCAGCTTTGGGCTGAGGCGCTGCACCTGTACTGCACCGGCTTCCAATGGTGGGATTACCCGCAAGACCTGGCCCGCGAAGAGCAGGATTCCCGCTATGTGGAAGATCCGTGGGAGGAGCCAATTATCAAATACTTGGAAGGGCATGCACCTCAACTGCATTACCCCGACGGGTTGTTTGGGCCGATCACTGAAGTGACGGTCATGGGCCTGCTCAAACACGCCCTGCAAATGGACCTGGCGAGGATGAACAAACTGGAGCAGAGGCGCGTGGCAGATATCCTGCGACGGTTGGGCTGGGTGAAGGAAAAGCAAAAACGCGTCGCCGGAACCTTGGAGCGGATTCGCCCCTATGTCCGGCCGCAGGCGGAGGAACGAGTTGCGTAGATGTCACCAGTGTCACCGGCCTTGTCACCAGCCGACGCTTTCAAAAAACGTTGCAGATCAACGGTGTCACCAATGTCACCGGTGTCACTACCGATTCGTGCGTGCAATACACGGTACGCCCCCGTCACCGGCTGCGTACCGTGTAATTACTTTTTAATTGGTGACACTAGTGACATTGGCGACAGCTTTGAATTTAAAGGCGTTTTAGCGTCACCAATGTCACCAGATCAATGAGTGAGGTGAAGACGATGATTCCTGAAATCGAAACCCTGATGCGCCATTGGGGAGAACAGACTCGACGCTGCAATGCGGAACGCAGTCTTGGCAGTCCGTTGGGCACGTTGATACGCTTCGGTGGGTTAATGCCTCGCGGTACACCAGGCCCTCGAGACTTATTGAATGGGTGTGGGGTTGGACCGGACCATATGGCAAGCGAGGTAGAAGCGGTGTTGGCGTGGCTGCAACATCAGGGCGCGAGGGGCCAAAAGTTGGCGAAGCTAGCGAGCCTACGGTATTTGCCGGAGCCAAAGCTTACGATCGACGATCAGATGCGATTGATGGGCTTGCAAGCATCGTCTGATCGGACGTATCGAAATTTTGTGCAGAGACTGCACAAAATAGTTCAAGAGAGATTGGCAATACGTTGTAAACGTATTGTGAGCTGATGCTTATATGGTTTGATGATGCTTAATATTGGGGGTAAATGTTAAGTGCTTGACTTTTGCTGTTTGTTTTGTTGGTTTTGCGTGTAGAATATGTCTGGTTCGTAGTATGTTGTCGCAATGATTCAGTTGAGAGGTGATGTTGTGAAAGTTCATGCTATGTGTCATGAGTGTCAGTTGTTTGGTGGCAATCCGCTCAGAAGTTTGATGGAGGTTGAGTATTACGAAAGTGAAGTGACTTATACCACTTGTAAGGCCGGTCATAAATCCGTTGTGCTGTTTAATAGTCAAAAGTTTGAAATACTGCTTGAGTCATCTGCGAATGCAATTTTGGCAGGCTTTACGTTGGAGGCAGCATCTAGTATTTCTGCTGCATATGAGCGCTTCTTTGAATTCGCAATTTTAGTCTTGTGTAAGAGTCATGGTATAACTCGTAAGCAAACTGATGAAGCATTTAAGCAGGTGTCTAAACAGTCCGAAAGACAGGTTGGGGCTTTTTTATTTTTATACTTGATTGTTTTTAAAAAGACTTACAAGTTGAATCAGGATATATCGACGACTAGGAATAAAATAATCCATCAGGGGCATATACCTACACCTGAGGAGGTTCTGAGTTTTGGTGATATGGTATATAGGGAGGTTTTGGGAGTGGTCGAGGTGTTTATTAAAGAATACATCGAAGAAGTGCGTTTTGTAGTAAATGATGATTTGCAGAGCAAGAAAAGTAAATTGCCTGAGGGTACTCTGCTGTCAACGACAGGTGGGACTAAGTTTTTTTCAATATACACGGATAATCAGCCATCGTATCGGGAAGCACTTGAATTATATAAAATGACATCTGATGTGTTTGCAATTGGGTGTCGGGATGATATGTAGCGCTCTCTGTTACCAGCGGCCGGTATGCTAGAGCCGACTAAAGCAATTCTTGTTTTGGGTGGTAATAGAATGTCGCCGCTCGTCGGATGGGCGTACCTTAAGTGTGAGTTATCCTTGGGTTAAGTCCGCGTTGACTGAATTTCTCCGAAATAGCAGTTTTCAGATTTTCCGCTCGGTGATAGAACGTCGCTACGTTGTGAGTGTTGTGCCAGAAGCTCCACTCAACCTGCCAATGCGTTCAGCACATGCACCGGGTCATTGTGGATCGCCTTCAGCAACGCCTTAGCTGGCCCGGTTGGGTCTCGGCGACCTTGCTCCCAGTTACGCAGCGTACCCAGTTGAACATCAATCAACGCTGCGAATTTAGCTTGGGTCAGCCCGGTCGCCTTACGAATTTCTTTGACCCGCATTGCGTCAACGTGAAACTCGCGGGAAGGCTCACGTTCACCGCGCAGGATCTCGTTCATTTCCTCAACGCTTTCCATCAGTTCATCAAAAAATTTGCTCATGGTTATCTCCAGTGTTCGATTGCAACCTTCAACGATTTACGCTCGTCAGCGGTGAGCTCTTGCTGTTCGTTCTTTGGGTAGATCATCAAAAAAACGATCTTTGATGCCGAGACGAAGTGGTAGTAAATCACTCGCGCTCCACCTCGTTTGCCGTGGCCCTTGGCCGCAATCCGAATCTTGCGCACTCCGCCTGTGCCTTCAATTACATCACCGGCTGATGGATTCACGATCAGCACATTCTGAAACGCCATATAGGCATCGTCGTCGATCAGTTCTTTGACGCGACGGGTGAAACCTGAAGTCTCGATGAAAATCATAGCTAATGTACGCCATTGGCTTAGTTTTCGGCAATGCTAATCCCGTATACGTCAGCGTGCATCCGATGAGTTGTAACTGGTTTTTAACGAATCTTGATGTATCGGAGGACTGTCGATATGCCATCCAGTAAAGACCCCACCGCTTGGGCCGTTGCCCTCGCATGGCTGGCTCAACATGCCTCAGTCATCTACGCCACCAGCTTGTCAGCATTGATTTCTGCGCTACGAATCATCTACCGAGGCGGCACCCGAAAAGCGGTGCTGTTGGAGTCTGTCCTCTGTGGTTGCATCACCCTGGCAATCCTCTCTGGACTAAGCCTGCTAGGACTCCCACAAGAGGCTGCTGCGTTCGTAGGTGGCATGGTCGGCCTACTCGGCGTCGACAAGGTGCGGAATCTGGCTGAACGCTTCGCCGGTGCCAAAATTCCCCGACGCGACGAGGATGGATGAACACATCCGCCCAGCGCGGCTACGGCTACCGTTGGCAGCAGGCCCGCCTAGGCTGGTTACGACACCATCCTCTATGTGTTGAATGCGAGCGCCACGGCCGTATCACCCAAGCTTCAGTCGTCGACCACATCCATCCCCACCACGGCGACACGCACCTCTTCTGGAACCGCGCCAATTGGCAGTCCCTCTGCAAACACTGCCACGACGCGCACAAACAACGCTTCGAAAAGTCAGGCGTAATCCTCGGCTGCACAACCGACGGCCAACCCATCGACCCAAACCACCCATGGAACCAGGGGAGGGTGGGGTGAAAGTTGCGCAGCCTCCAGCTTCAAGACCCCGCCCCCCGGTTTTTATGCAGCGGCGGGAAAAATGAGGGGTGCCCCTTTCACGCACTCAGCGCTCCCTGGTGAAATCTGAGGTGAATAATGGCCGGCAATCAAAACTCTGGGCGTCCAGCCAAGCCTGCCATCGTCCACCTGCTCAATGGCAACCCCAGCAAGCGCAACCGCGAGGAACTGCTGCGCGAGCAGGCGAAACCACTGGCGCCAGTGGAAGCGCCCGCGAAACCCGATTGGCTCAGTGAGGAGGCCCGCTCCGAATGGGAGCGCATCGTGCCCGACCTGGAATCCCTAGGCCTGATCTCCCGCCTGGACCGCCAAGCCATGGCTCACTACTGCGAAGCCGTCGCTGAATACCGCTTCTGGACCCTGAAAATCCGCGAACTGAGCCAGGGCCAATCCCTGCGCGGCGATGTACAAACCTACCGCAGCGGCGCCCAGGATCTGTCGGTATGGCGCAAGCTGCGCAACGACGCCGAACGCCGTGCCAACGGGGCAGGCGCCAGGTTCGGCTTGTCGCCCTTGGCTCGTCGCTCTCTGAAAGCACCAGCACCTCAAGGTGAGCTATTCCCCAATGAGCAAAAGCGCATCGCGGACAGGTATTTCTGATCGCGTCAGCGCCTTTGCCCTGGAGGTAATCGAAGGTCGTATCGTCGCCGGGCCGGATGTTCGTCACACGTGCCAGCGCCACCTAAACGACCTGGAAAACGGTGCCCAACGAGGTCTACGCTGGGATCAGGAAGCGGCCAACCGCGCCATCGGCTACTTCGAAGACGTCCTCTGCCTGAACGGTGGCGAGTACGAAGGCCAGCCATTTTTGCTGTTGCCCTGGCAGTCCTTCATCGTCGGCAGCCTGTTCGGTTGGAAAGGCTCGGACGGTTTCCGCCGCTTCCGCACCGCCTACATCGAAACCGCGAAAGGCTCCGGCAAGTCACCGCTGGCCGCTGGCATCGGCCTATACGGAATGACCTCGGACGCCGAAGCCCGCGCCGAGATCTACGCAGCTGCGACCAAAAAAGACCAGGCCATGATCCTGTTCCGCGACGCGGTCTCGATGGTCGATCAATCTGCTTTGCTGGCCGAGCGTTTGGAAAAATCCGGTCGCGGCGAAAAAGTCTGGAACTTGGCCCACTTCGCCTCCGGCAGCTTCTTCCGCCCTATCAGCGCCGACGATGGCCAATCCGGCCCGCGCCCTCATATCGCGCTACTGGACGAGATCCACGAACACAAAACCCGTGTCGTGGTGGACATGATCCGCGCCGGTACCAAGAGCCGTCGCCAAGCGCTGATCGTGATGATCACCAATAGCGGCCACGACCGCACTTCGGTCTGCTACGAGTACCACGAGTACGGCCGAGCGATCTGCTCAGGCCAGCAACACGACGACAGTTTTTTCGCCTTCATCTGCTCCCTGGACGAAGGCGACGACCCGTTCAAAGGCGAAGCCTGCTGGTACAAGTCCAACCCGAGCCTGGCGTTCGGCCGACCCGGCGATGCCAACGGTGGCCTGCCGGGCTTGAAGTACCTGCGCGAACAAGTCACCGAAGCGAGGGGCATGCCCGCCAAGGAATCGAGCGTTCGACGGCTGAACTTCTGTCAGTGGGTGGATGCTGAAAATCCTTGGCTCTCGGCTGATGTCTGGCTGGCATGCGAGGGCGATTTCGCCCTTGAGGACATCCCCCAGAACGAGCCCTGCTATGGCGGTCTGGACCTGTCCGGTACCCGCGACCTTACCGCGCTCGCGTTGTATTTCCCGCGATTGCGTAAGGCCCTGGTCGAGTTCTGGACCCCAAAAGACACTCTGAACGAACGCGCCCGCACCGACCGCGTGCCCTATGATGTGTGGCTACGCGAAGGCTACTTGCACGCACCGCCCGGCAGTGCAGTGGACTACGGCGCGGTCGCCACACGTCTCGGCGAACAGGCCGCACGTTTCAACATCGTCGGCGTGGCGTTCGACGCTTACCGCATCAAGTATTTCCTGCCAGAGCTGGAGGCGCAGGGCATCGACGTCCCGTTGTTCGCCCACGGTCAGGGCTACACAGTCGCTAAGGATTCCGGCCTCTGGATGCCGCGCTCCATCGAGCTGACGGAAACCCTGCTCACCGAGCAACGCATCCAGATCAAAGCCAACCCGGTACTACGCTGGAACGCCGCCAGCGCCGTGCTCGACGCGGATCAAAAGGACAACCGCATCTTCGCCAAACGCAAAAGCACTGGCCGCATTGACGGGGTGGTAGCGCTGGCGATGAGCGTCGGTGCATCCGAACTGCAACTGGCCGAGGTTGGCGACCGCGACGGCTTCTTCAACAACCCGATCATGGTGGGCGTCTGACCGTGAAACTTTGGAAACGCGGACGGCTGCGTGCCGCCTTGCAGCAGTGGCTCGGCGTGCCCATCGGTTTGACTGAGCAGGCCTTCTGGCAAGAGTGGTTCGGCACCTCCAGCAGCGGAAAAGCCGTATCGGTCGATTCCGCCATGCGCCTGTCGACAGTCTGGGCCTGCGTGCGCTTGCTCTCGGAGTCGGTGTCCACCTTGCCACTGAAGCTCTACCGGCGACTGCCCGATGGTTCTCGTGAACCCGCCACCGACCATCCGCTGTACCGCGTACTGTGCCGCTCTCCAAATATTGAAATGACCCAGCAGCGCTTCATGCTGATGGTGGTCGCCAGCCTCTGCCTGCGCGGCAACGCCTTCATCGAGAAGAAGGTCATTGGCTCGCGTTTGGTGGCGCTGGTGCCGTTGCTGCCGCAATGCATGACTGTCAAACGTCTGGACAATGGTCGGCTGCAGTATCTCTACAACGAGGCCCAAGGCCAACGCGAGATCCTGGAAAAGCACCTGGTGCACATCCGTGGTTTCGGACTTGACGGCATCTGCGGCATGCTGCCGATCACCACCGGGCGAGATATTTTCGGCGCCTCGATGTCGGCAGAAGAGGCCGCAGCCAAGGTCTTCGCCAACGGCCTGCAAGCCTCGGGTTTCCTCACCGTTGAAGGCGGCGCTGCACAAGGCGCAGGCACCCTGACCAAAGAACAACGTGAGCTCCTGCGCAAGAGCCTGGAGGAATTCAGCAGCTCGAAAAACGCCGGAAAAACCATGGTGCTGGAAGCCGGCCTGAAGTACCAAGGCATCACCATGAACCCCGAAGCCGCGCAGATGCTGGAGACCCGCGCCTTCAATGTCGAAGAGATCTGCCGCTGGTTTCGTGTACCGCCGTTCATGGTCGGGCACATGACCAAGCAGAGCAGTTGGGCTGCGAGTGTTGAGGCACAGAACCTGCATTTCCTCACCAACAGCCTGCGTCCGTTGTTGGTGAATATCGAACAGGAAATCAATCGCTGCCTGATCGACGAGAACGACGCAGAACAGATCTTCGTCGAGTTCGCCGTAGAAGGTCTGTTGCGTGCTGACAGCGCCGGTCGCGCCAGTTTCTACATCAGTGGTCTGACTCACGGCTGGATCAATCGCAACGAAGTCCGCCGTTTTGAAAACCTGCCGCCAATCCCTGGCGGTGAGATCTTCACGGTCCAGGCCGCGATGATTTCCCTTGAGCAACTTGATAAACAAAACGCCGCGTAACACGGAGCACCCATGACCCTCAAAACCCTGCCGCTAGCGCCGCAGTTGCAACCGTGTGCCCAACTATCCGGCGAGGTTCGGCCCTTGGCCCTGGAGCGTTGGAACGCATCGATCCGAGCGGCAAATGAAGATAAGCACAGCATCTCCATCTTCGACCCTATCGGCTTCGATCCCTGGACAGGTGAGGGCGTCACCGCGAAACGCATTGCCGCCGCGTTACGCACTATCGACGGCGCTGACGTTACGGTGAACATGAACTCGCCGGGCGGCGACATGTTCGAAGGTTTGGCGATCTACAACCTCCTGCGTGAGTACTCCGGCAAGGTCGTAGTCAAGGTGCTGGGACTGGCCGCATCGGCAGCGTCGATTATTGCGATGGCCGGAGACGAGGTACGCATCGCCCGCGCCGGGTTCTTGAACATCCATAACTGCTGGGTGGTTGCCATGGGCAATCGCTATGACCTGATGGAGATGGCCGAGAGGTTAGCGCCATTCGACCAGGCCATGGCTGATATCTACGCCGCCCGCACCGGCGACTCCCAAGATGCAATGCAACAACTGATGAACGCGGACAGCTGGATTGCCGGCAGCGCTGCCGTGGAGCAAGGGTTTGCTGATGGATTGCTTGCCCTGGATACTACGCAGTTCAACGCAGTGCCAGCTGGATTGCTGGCGCGGCGTTATGTAAATTTCATGGAAAAAAGGGGAAGTGTGGGCCTTCCCGAACTCGAGCGGGCCCTTTCAAAATTGCGCGCGGCGTTGGCCAGCGTTAGATAGTCGATACGGCAGTTTTCATATCTCCCCAGGGGTTATGTCTTATGAGGTCGTACAGTCGCTATTTTTTTCGGATCCAGATGCGAGCAGGGCTTAGAATGGCAGGTCATCTTCGAAGTCAGAGTTAAAGTCAAACCAACCTTGTCTGCTTGGCCGTTTGAAACGTTTATCTAATTCACTTTCTAGGTGGGTAGAGAATTTTTTTACCTCTTCACAGATTTTCAGAACGTCTTCGGTGGCAATAAATACAAGTTCTCCGTTTTTGTCACGTCCGCCTCTGTGGACAATATGGTGGCGAATTACAACCTGAGTCATAATTTTGTTTATTTCTGGGAAGGTTATTTCGAATGATCGCTCAATCATTAATTTAACCTTGTCTAGGCGATGCCAGACGAATTCTTGAAGGTATTCCGCTACCTCTCCCTTAATTCGTTCAATCTTGGAGAATATTTCTGAGACTGGGATTTTTTCTTTACCAATATCTGTATTGCGCTCGACAAATATCCTGAAGACCTCATCACTGTCAGATACCCAGAAATTTATGGTGTCGAGCAAATATGCTTCCAAGGCAGTAATGGCCGCGCTATGAAGAAGCTGGGCCAAGAAAAATCTGCTTGGGTTCCCATCTGCTTCTTTCATCGAATTGTTTATTTCCGCTAACCGATCCATTAGAAATCGGGCCGGATCATCGCGAGACAGTACAGCAGCAGCTAGAGCGGTATCATACTCTTCGATTTTATCTCGTTCGACTGGAGCCCATTCATGCCCGCCTGGAATTTTTTGTAGTTCTTTAATTAAATCTTCAATCAAATTGTAGTCTACGAGCTCTCCAAAACGTTCTTGGATTACGTCGTTTGGATCAAAAGGGCCCCCATATATAAAAATATAACCTCCATCTGCCCCATTATGCGGAGTGGATGATGAGGGGTCTTCGTAGCGTGCAAAAAACCATTGGCGCATTGCCTCTAACGTCAACTCATTGCTTGCGGTTTTTAACCAGAAATTACAAGGGTCAAAAGGCCCTGGGACTTTACTGCGTGCTTCGTCCGGTAAATCGATCCAGCCAGTTGAAAAGCTCCAGTTGTTCATTGTGAAGTCCTTGGTTAAGTACTGCTTTTCATTGTTTGGCTTGGGGGTTGTTACAGTTTTGGTTTTTTTGAGTCGTATAAGTGATGAGCTGTAGCGTTCCGCAAACATGATCCACTTGTCTATCGTAGTTTTACAAGTGTTAGGAGGATAAACCATGTCCGACACCACCCACGACCTGCTCAAACAGGTCTCCGCCGAGCTGGAACGTGCCTCCAGCGCCTTCAGCAAACAGGCCGAAGAGGCCATGAGCGAAGCGCGCAAGGCTGGCGGTCTATCTGAACAAACGAAGGCTGCCGTCGATGAACTGGCGCTGAAATTCAACACCCTGACTGAAGCCGAAATCCAGTTGAAAACTCGCCTCGGCGAGATCGAGCAGGAATTCGCCCGGCTGCCCAGCCCAACAGCCTCACCACCCCAAGACAGCCTCGGCGTCTGCGTGGTCAAAAGCGAAGCCCTCAAAGCCTTCGCCTCCAGCGTTGAAGGCGGCAAGCGCATCAGCATTCCGGTGAATGCGGCGCTGTTGTCCAAGGACATTCCCGAAGGCGTTGTCGAGCCCCAACGCCTCCCCGGCATCGACACGCTACCCAAGCAACGCCTGTTCATCCGCGACCTAATCGCCCCAGGCAGAACCACCGCACCAGCAATCTTCTGGGTCCAACAAACCGGCTTCACCAACGCCGCCGCTGTTGTGCCGGAAGGTCAAGCCAAACCCTATTCGGACATCCAGTTCGGCATCAAAATCACCGCCGTCTCCACCCTCGCGCACATGTTCAAAGCCGCCAAGCAAATCCTCGATGACTTCACTCAACTGCAATCCACCATCGACATCGAAATGCGCTACGGCCTCAAGTACGTGGAGGAAGATGAGATCCTGTTCGGCGACGGTACCGGTGTCCACCTCCACGGCATAGTGCCCCAGGCCTCGCCATTTGCCCCGGCCTTTTCGGTGCAAGAGCAATCCGGCATCGATGACCTGCGCCTGGCAATGCTGCAAGCCCAACTCGCGCGGCTGCCCTCCAGCGGCCACGTTTTGCACTTCATCGACTGGGCCAAGATTGAGCTGACCAAGGACACCTTGGGCCGCTACATCCTCGCCAATCCCCTGGGCCTCGCCGGGCCTGTGTTGTGGGGCCTACCGGTGGTGGCGACCGAGGCCAGTGGGTTTGAAGGCAAATTCCTGACCGGCGCCTTCCGCACTGGCGCGCAGTTGTTCGACCGCGAAGACGCCAACGTGGTGGTCAGCACCGAGAACGCGGATGACTTCGAGAAGAACCTGATCTCCATCCGCTGTGAAGAACGCGTCGCCCTGGCCGTGAAGCGCCCCGAGGCCTTTATCCATGGCCCATTCACCGTGCCTGCGCCGCCTGAACCAGAAGGTCGCCGAGCCAAGGCTGCCTGATCATGAGCGTGATCGACATTGAAACCGCGATGCTCCATTTACGAGCCGAACCGGTTGATCAGCCGCTGGTGCAGCGTTATCTGGATGCAGCGGAAGACGCCGCGATGCAGTACTTGCAGCGGCGCTTCTACGCCAACACACCAGACTTGGAACTGGCCGTTTTCGCGGGTGACGCTGGGCAAGACCCACTGCTGATCACCCCGTCGATCCTCGCCGCCTGCCTGCTGATCCTCGGGCACTTTTACGACAGTCGCGTCGACCTGTTCAGCGAAACCGGCCGCACCGACTTACCCACCGGATCGCGATCCTTGCTCGCACCGTTCCGCTGCAATCTGGGTGTGTGATGCGTGCCGGTCGCTTGCGCCATCGGGTAACGCTCCAACGCCTGACCCGTGTGCAAGACGATATCGGCGGATGGATCGAAGTCTGGCTGGATGTCGGCGAGACCTGGGCCGAGATCCGCCCAGTCTCCGGCCGATCCTGGATGGCGGCAGCTCAGGAGCAACGGGAAGTCACGGTGGAAGTGTTAATCCGCCCACGCCAGGGCATCGTCTCCGGCATGCGCGTGGTGAAGGGCGACACCTACTACCTGATCGAAGCGGCGCTGCTGGATTACGCCCGATGCGAACTTAAGCTGATGTGCAAAACGGTGAAGGCCAATGCTTGATATCTCGCTACGCGTCATAGGCCTCGCAGAGCTGGAAGCTGACTTCCAGCGACTGGCCAAAGCCACCTCCAACAAAGTGGTGCGCGACGCCACATTGGCCGGAGCCCGCGTAGCCCAGGACCGCACCCGCAAGAGCGCGCCCATCCGCAGCGGCAAACTGCAAAAACATATCGTTGCTAAACGCCTACGCCAGCGGGATACACCGGGCGCCGCCGTGGCAGGTGTCAGCGTGAGACGCCCGAAGAATTCACCGGCACCTTTTTACTGGCGCTTTCTGGAACTCGGCACGTCAAAGATGAACGCCAAACCCTTCATCCGCCCAACCTGGGACCGCAGCCTTCCTGATATCGAAGGCGCAGTGCGTAGCAAACTCGCCCAGGCCATCGATCAGGCGCTGTTAGCCCGATGATCGAAACCGCCATCGCCGCCCGCATTGGCACGCTGGCAGACGGTCGCGTCTACCCGGAAATTGCCCCAGCCGACGCCGCGTCACCCCGCATCACCTGGACTCTGATCAGCGGTGGTGCAGGCTGGACACTTTCCGGTTGGGACGGCTCAACCGACGCGCAAATCCAGATCGACGCCTGGGCGCTGAGCAAACGCGAAGCGATCCTCCTGGCCGAACAAGCCTTCGACCTGATGTCCGCCAGCGGCCCCGATTTTTGCGTCAGCGAGGCGATGCGTTTACCCGATGACTACGAGCCCGACACGCGTCTGTTCCGCGTGAGCTGGGAGTACACCCTGCAACCCTAGGAGGCACCATGGCCAGCCAGACGCCGACCAAGTCCAAGTACGTCAAATCCCAAGGCACGCAGGTCAGCGTGTCGAAAACCAGCACCACCGACCCCACTGACGACACTCTGGAGTTCGCCGACCTCTCGGTGACCATCAAGCAGCCCCAGTTCCAGGGCGGGCAGTCCGACGAGATCGAAACCACCACCCTGGCCAGCGACGCCAAGGAGTTCACCACCGGCTTGGCGGACAACGGCACCTTCAGCATGTCCGGCAACTGGAAGGCGGATGACGAGGCGCAAACCGTGCTGCGCGAGGCGAGGGATGACGGCGAGCCGCGTGCGTTCAAAGTGGTGTTCAAGGACAAAACCAGCTCGTTGTTTCTTGGGTTGGTGACTCAGTTCACCTGGGACGCTGCACCGAATAGCACGGTGAATGGCACGTTCAATGTGCGGATCACCGGGGCGGTCAGCTTCGATACGGGTAATGGAGGTGCGTAATGCCGCGTGCAAGAACCAGCGATAGCGACCTGCGCGAAAAAATCCTCGACCCGTTGCGTAATTTCAAACATGAGAGCGTGCAGGTTGAGGAGTGGGAGGGCGCTACGGTGGTGATTCGTGCGCTGAGCGCGGGAGATTGGTTGGAGTATCGACGGCGGGCGCTGGAGCAGGTTCGACAGGCGCGTGTGGCGGCTGGGTTGAGTGCTCAGCCGCCCGTTGTTGACGGAAAGGATCAGCCCGAGGAGCCGCTGATTGAGGTGTTCAGTGTGCCGCTGTACGCGTTTGTCCTGGCTCGGACATTGTTCGAGTTGTCGGGTCGCAGGTTGTTTGGCGATGACGATGTGGATGAGTTGGTGGAGGCGTTTAGCCCGGTGCATGACCGGTTGGTGGCCAAAGCGTTTGAGCTGAGCGGTGTCAGCGCTGAGGCTGATTCGCCTGATCCAGTCGACATGGCGGGAAACGCCTAAACGCTGAGCCGGAGCTTGGGTTTCTCATGGCCCTGGCTCTGCGGCTCGGCAAGACCTTGCGCGAACTGATCGAGCAACTGAGCGCCGAAGAGCTGTTCTTGTGGCAAGCCTACAACCGCGAATCACCCATCAGTGATGTGAGAGGGGATGTGCAGACGGCGATCCTTGCGGCTGCCGTGTTTCAGGCGCAGGGCGCGAAGGTTGCCCCTTTGGATCTATTACCAAGGTGGCGACCTGACGATGAGCTTCCGGATAGAGAAGAGGATGGCGAGGTGCAACTGCGGCAATACCTGACAGACCGAGCTGACAGACTCGATTGAAAACCGATGATACCTTCGCATTTTTCTCTCCAGGAGAAATCATGTGAGACCTATCATCAAGCGTTCCCTGATCAGTTTGGTGCTGGTGTTGTTCATTGCCATCCTCATCGTTGCCTTGGGTTTCTACCGTTTCGGCAACACTCCGCGCCTTACGTACGTCCTGCTCGAAAACTGCGAAGCCGCCGTTCTGCGACTAGTGAAGACACCGTCCGCAATGACACTACTCAACGCCAGGATCTACAAAGGCGGCAACCTGAGCATCAGTGAAGACGACCAGCGTGCTTTTAAAAGCAGCACCGCCTATGCCGAAGTGGTTGCCCGTGGCGATGGGCGCTTTTTCTATCCGGCGGTCAATCTGGAAATTGAGTCGCTCAACTCCTTTGGGGTAAAGCAGGTCGATATCGTGCTGTGTCGCTATGGTGGCGTGGAATACAAGAATGGCGCCTTGCTCAGCTTGCGCTTGATGACCTTGGATCTTGGCGCCGGGGTTTTGCGAAATCCCTTCGTTTACAACAATGCGAAATTCGCGGAGTGGGCGAAGCTCGGGATCATTGATGTGGTCAGCATTGATGAGTTCGCCTGGACTGAACACTGGCGTCATTTCTTTGATCGGAAAATCAGGGTGGTGAGTCTCGATAACACATGATTTTCCTCGGGCTGTTCGCAGACGCATTCAAGTGCATCGAATTGAGTAATAACTCTAATCCAAAGTAATTACAGTCGACCTCTTACTCATCGAGCAGGTGTTTTATGAAAAAAGTGTTGGGGTTGATTTTCTCGTTGATTGCCACGCAGGCAGTCGCGCAATCCGTCGAAACGGAGATGAGCCAGTTAAAGGCCCGAGCTGACAGTTGCGTTGCGTCTTCACAACGGGCTCAGCGCTGTGAGCGCACGGCAGAGTGCGTGGCGTTTCAGCGTTACAGCAAGGCTTTGCTGCCGGAAGGGTTGCCTGGCTACTACGATGTACACATGCGTGATAAGACCATGACACCGGAAAACGGGCCGTTGGTGAGCAGCGCAGCGAAAGCCAAGGGCAAGGCGGACAAAGTAATTGAGCAATGCAGTTCCAGCTAACTGCCCTTGTAAGTTGACCTAAACATTGGGGGGCCTTGGAATGCCATGAATGGTCAGACCTTGCGCTCCCTAATCGTCAGCGTCTCCGCCGAAACCAGCGCATACCAACGCGAAATGGCCCGCGCCGGTCGAGTAGGGCGCGACTACCTGCGCACCGTCACTGCCGGCAACCGCGAAGCCTCTGCAGGCTGGCGTGCCCAGGAATCTGCAATCCGCGCCCAGGAGCGAGCCGTCGGTTCACTCTCCGGCGCTGTCGGCAGCTACGTCCGCCTAATGGCCGGAGCCCTGGCCGTCGGTAACCTGATCGCCATGGCCGACCAATGGGGCCAAATCGCCTCGCGCCTTCAACTCGCCACCGACTCCCAGGCCGACTTTGCCGAGGCCCAAACCCGCCTGATGGACATCGGCCGGGTCACCTTCAAAGCCTTCTCCGAAAACGCCGAGCTGTTCATCCGTACCGCTGGCGTGCTGAAGGACTATGGCGGCACCGCCGAAGACGCGCTGAACATGACCGAAGCCCTGTCGCTGGGCCTGACGGTCAGCGGCACCAAGGCGCAGGCCACGGCAACGGTGATCGATCAGGTCAGCAAGTCTCTGGAGCGTGGCAAATTGCAGGGTGACGGTTTCAACGCGGTGGTCACGCAGGCGCCGCGTTTGTTGCAGGCGTTGCAGGATGCCCTAGGCAAGAACCGCGACGAGCTGCGCTTGATGGCGTCCGAGGGCAAGTTAACGGTAGATGTCGTCGCGAAGGCTTGGGTCAGCCAGATCGGCCGTATGCGCAAGGAAACCGGCGGCATGGCGACCTCGGTGGCCGATGCCAGCCTGCGTCTGCGCGATGCCTTTATGCAGTACATCGGCACTGCTGACAGCGGCTCGCAGGCCACGGCGAAGTTGGCGCAGGCGATCAACTATGTGGCGGATAACTTGGGCGTGTTGTCGGCCATCGCTGTCGGCACTGGGTTGGGCTGGATCACTCAGACAGCGGCGGAGAGCATCAAAGCGCTGTATCAGCAGGTAGACGCGGCGCGAGTGGCGTACTCGGCGGAGTTGGGCCGTGCGCGGGCTGCACTGGATGCCTCGGCGTTGATCGCGCGCGTTACCCAGGCTGAGGTGTTGTTGGCCGAGCGACGTGTGGCGGCAGCGGTGACGGCGCAGCAGCTCAATACCGCAACGCGGGCGCTGACGGCGGCGAAGCTGGCGGATCTGGAGGCTTCACGCGCTGCGGCTGCGGCGCAGGCGGCATATGCGGCGGCGAGTTCATTGTCGGCGCGGGCGATCTCGGGTGTCGCGGCGGTGTTGGGTGGGCCGATGGGGTTTGCGTTCCTAGTAGGAACAACGGCCACCAGTCTTCTGTTGTTTAGTGACAATGCGGACAAGGCCCGCGTCTCGGCGGTGGATTTGCAGCGTCCTTTGGCCGAACTCCGCAAGGAGTGGGAGGCCCTGAGCAACGCCCAGCGGCGTCCGATCCTCAAGCAATTGCTCGACCAGCAGAACGAAGCGCGCAAGGCGGCTGAGCTAGCTTTGCGCGATATTCGCCAGCGCGCCCAGTTGTTGGATAAATGGGGCGATAGCTACAACGCCAATCCCTTTGCCAGAGACCGTGCGGTGACGGCGTTTCGGCGGGCAGTGGCGGGTGGGCAGGATATCGACGCGGCGACTCAGGCGCTGATCAACGCCATTGGTCCGAGTCAAAAACTGCGTGATCAAATCGAAGGCCTGGCTGGTGCCTATGCCCGCAGTCAGCAACAGGCCGATGAGGCAGGCAAGCGCATCGACGCGCTGGACGGCATATTACGCAACGCTCAGAGCGCCGCCGAAGGTGTCAGCGCCGGACTGCAAAGCATCAAACCGCCAGATGCCGAACTGACGGCTGCGTGGGAGCGGCGCATCAACAACTTGCTTGAGCAGATGGCCCGCCTGCGGGACGGTTCGGCCCTTGGTGAAATCAATCGACAGGCCGAGCGTGATCAGCTCAATCAGACCGAAGCCGGTCGCGCACTACTGGCCCGCGCCCAGGCCGTCGCCCAACTCAAGGACGCGCAAGAGGCTGCGAACCGAGCCCAGGAAGAGGCGAACCGCCAAGCTCGGCAAGCCGCTGAAGCCGCCCAGCGTGAAGCGCAAAGGCTTCAGGATAGTTACGAGCGAACCCTGCGTTCATTGCGTGAGCAGCTCCAGCTCAGTGACCAGAAAACCGAACGCGCCCGCATCGAGTACGAGATCAATCAAGGCTCACTCGCTCAGCTTGATCAGTTGAAGAAAATTGAGCTGCAACGGGCGGCGTTGGCGGTTGATCACCTCAATACCCAGCGAGGCTATCAGGAACTGCTGACGGAGATTCAGCAGCAGGAAGACAACCTGCTGGTCAGCACACGCAAGCGTTTTGCCGAACTGGACCGACTGCAAAAACAGGGCGGATTATCGGCGGAACAGTACCGCAACGCAGCCGATGCAATCTCTGGCGCATCGGTCGGCAAAGCACCGGCCTTCATGGGGCTGGATAGCGCCGTCGGTGGCCCAAGCGCCGAGCTGATTCGCCTCACCGAAGTGGAGCGAGAACTGCAGAAATGGCGCGACAAAGAGCTGGAACGTCAGCAACTGTTCTTCGACCAAAAACTCACCAGCGAACAGCAATACCTGGACCGCGTCGCCGAGATCAACCAGCAGAACAATGACCGGCTAGCCGAGATTCAAGACGCCTATCGCTCGGCCACGCTCGGCGTGTTTAGCGAACTCATTGGCAATGCCGCCGACCTGTTCAAGCAGCTCGCGGGTGAAGGTTCAGCAGCGTACAAACTGCTGTTTTTCGCCAGCAAAGCAGCGGCCATGGCCCAGGCGATCATCAACACTGAGGTGGCGGCGACCAAGGCTCTGGAACTGGGGCCAGCCGGTCCGGCAGCGGCGGCGTTGGTTCGAGCGCTGGGTTATGCCTCGGTGGGTATGATCGCCGCGACCACCTTGGTCGGCATGGCCCACGAGGGCATCGACACGATTCCGAAGACCGGCACCTGGTTACTTCAACAGGGCGAGCGGGTGGTGGACGGCCGCACCAATCGCGACCTCAAGCAATTCCTGGCCCAGGCACCGCCCGGCAGTGCGCAGCCAATGCCGTCGGTCAGTGTGCAGATCAACGTCGATGCGCGAGGCAACAGTGCAATGTCCGTCACCTCCCAAGCGGGCGCCCAGCAATTCGCGCAGCAGATGGGCCAGGCGATTGAAGACGCCGTGCGCCAAGTCATCCGCCAGGAGCAACGGCAAAACGGCCTGCTGGATTCAACAGGGAGACGCTAAGTGGAGACCTTCGTTTGGCCGGTGCGCCTCGGCTCATCCGGCCAGATTGAACAGCGCGTGCAGATCAATGAATTTGGCGACGGCTACGTGCAGGTGATCGGCGTCGGCCTCAACAATCAAGCCGAAGCCTGGGACGTTTCCGTGACGGGTGTGCTGGCCAAGATCCAGCCGGTGCGAGCATTCCTCGATCTGCATCGCGGTTCACGCTCTTTCCAATGGACGCCACCGGGCGGTAGCGCAGCGCGTTTTCGCGCCACCGGTTACCGCCTGTTGCCCCACGGCAAAGGCATCTACACCCTGAGCTGGACCTTCCAACAAGTCTTCTATCCCTGACTCATCATGGCCATCAACACCGACGTCCAACTGCTGGAGCCGGGTGACGCCGTGCGCTTGTACGAAGTCGACGCCACCCACCTGGGCGGCGACCTGATGCGTTTTCACGGCCACATGCAGGACGGCACGATTATCTGGCAGGGCCAAGCCTATGAGCCGATCAGCATTGAAGCCAAAGGCCTGGACCTCAACGGCGACGGTCGCCCCGCACTGCCAACGCTGACAGTCGGCAACGAAATCGCGGGTGTACGTGGCGCTCTCTCAGCACTGTGCCTGCATCTGGACGACCTGGCGGGCGCCAAGGTGACCATCCGCGAAACCTTCCGCCATTACCTCGACGCCGCCAACTTCCCCGAGGGCAACCCGCAGGCCAGCGACCAGCAACGCGTGATGAGCTGGTTTATCGAACAGAAAACCGATGAAGACGAGATGCAGCTGGAGTTCCAACTCTCCAGCCCGGCGGACTTGCAGGGCATCAAAGTCCCCACACAGCAAATTACCAGCCTGTGCCGCTGGGCCTGCATGAACCAGTACCGAGGCGAGGCCTGCGCGTACATCGGCACGGCACTGTTCACCAAGCACGACGAACCCACCGACGACCCCGCCCAGGACCGCTGCGCCGGACGCTGGCGCAGTTGCAAGGTGCGCGGCAACACCGCGCGGTTTGGCGGGGCGCCGGGTTCCAGTTTGATTATTCGGAGGTAGCCATGCGAATCAGCCGCGCCCTGCAGGCGCAGATGCGGCAGCACGCCGAGGCAAGGTATCCGGAGGAGGCTTGTGGGTTGTTGATCCGCACCGGCAGCGGTCGCGTGTATTGGCCGTGTCTCAACACTGCCGCCAGTGCCTCGGAGCATTTTGTGGTCAGCCGCAATGCCTGGTGCGAAGCCGAGGATCAGGGGCAGGTGCTGGCGGTGGTGCATAGCCACAACAATGGCAGTGCGCGGCCCAGTCAGGCGGATCGGGTCAGTTGTGAGTTGCATGAGTTGCCTTGGGCGATTGTGGCTTGGCCGGGGGGAGAGATTCGTTGGCTTAAACCTGAGAGCTACAGCGCGTCGCTGTTGGGTCGGGACTTCACCCATGGCGTGCTGGATTGCTACACGCTGATCCGCGATTGGTATGCGCGGGAGTGGGGGCTGATCTTGCCCGACTACCCGCGCACCGACCGCTGGTGGGAGGACAAGCACGGTCCCAGCCTTTATCAGCATCACTTTGCCGAGGCCGGGTTTGTGCAGGTCGACGGTCCTCAGCGCGGAGACGTGCTGATCATGGAAATCGGCCGCACCTATCACCCCAACCACGCAGCGATATTTTTAGGCACGGACGGTTCGCTCTCCAGCGAACGGGCGCCCGATTTGGGTGGCAGTGGTCCGTTTTTTATTCATCACCTGTATGGGCGTAGTTCGACGCGTGAGGTGTATGGGGCTGATTGGGCGCAGCGTACGCGGTTGATACTGCGTTATAGAAACGGCAATTGTTGATTCTTTAGAATTATTGGATTTAGTGATTATGTGAAAGGGGTCTGAAAAACTGTGATTTTTAACAGGTGTCGGGAATTGCAACTCAAAGCACTCTCATGATGTGTATTAAATAGTCATGAGGAGGCGTTATGAAAGATTCAATTGCTCAATACGTTGCGCTTATCGTTAATGATGTAGACATTGCCATTGATAGTGTTGCTGATGTTGAAACTATCTTGACAAAGGCCGAGATTAAAACTCAAGAGGACTTTATATCGGCGCGAAGTATAATGCGGGATATGAGTGGGATCGAATTGCAACAGCTTGTTTACATGCTGCCAGAACGCGTGCGCCAAGAATTCGATGATGAATAAATATTTGTACTGTCTGATGAAACGCCCCGCCTCGCGGGGCTTTTTATTTGTTACTTATAAGCGTTTATGCGAGGAATTTCGGAGGTTTAAGACGATGCCCCAAAAAATCCTGGCTGCATCCAGTATCGAGACGGATTTCAACCGGACTTCGTCGTATCGCGGAACGGGCTTACGTACTGTGCGTTTGTATGGCGTGCTGCGTAAACATTTTGGTCGTGACTTTCCGCTGCAGTTGTCCAGCCCCGCCGAGGGCATCAGTGCGTTGTGCTATCTGCTGCCTGGCTTTGAACGCTTCCTGCGGGATGCCGAGTTGCGAGGGTTGGTGTTCTCGGTGTTCGCTGGCCAACGCAATCTGAGCGAGCAGGAATTGCCCCTCAGCACTCGCGACGACAGCGTGATCCGCATCGTGCCGTTGGTGGCGGGTAGCAAAAGCGCCGGGATGTTTCAGACCATCCTCGGCGTCGCGTTGGTTGCGCTGGGGTATTTCAGCTTCGGCACCACGTCACCTTGGGGCATGGGCCTGATCGCAGCGGGCACCGGCGCGGCTGTCGGCGGTGTGATGCAGATGCTTGCACCGATCCCCAAGCCGGGGCTGGGCCGAGACGAGGAGGGCAATCGCGCCAGTTATGCGTTCGGCGGTGCCGTCACTACCGTCGCGCAGGGCAACCCGTGGCCAGTGCTATATGGCGAACGCGAGATTGGCGGCGCGGTGTTAAGTGGCGGCATCTACGCCCAGGATCAGGTCTGACGCGGTCATGGGCAGTTATGTTGTCGGCGCTAAGGCTGGCAGCAACAAGCCCAATCGCCCCTACATCGCCAGTGACAGTTCACCCTCCATCGCCACCGCAAAACTGTTGTACGCCTTTAGCTGGGGCGAAATAGTCGGCCCGGTGGATGGGCTGAAATCCATCAAGCTGGACGGCACGCCTCTCCAAGCTGCCGATGGCACCGTGAATTTCCCTCGGGCGCGTTGGCAGTTCCGCTCGGGCACCGTGAATCAGGATCGCCTGGTTGGCTTCCCCGAGATTAACAACGAGATCGCCATCGGCATCGAGCTGCGTTCCGAAGCGCCTTGGGTGCGTTCGGTCAGCAATGACGAGATCAATGCCGTGCGCTTGCGACTGTCCTGGCCCCAGCTTCAAGCCCAGGACGCGAGTGGCAATATCAACGGCTACCGCATCGACTACGCGGTGGATATTGCCACTGACGGCGGCGCCTATTTGCCGGTGCTGACCGCCTTCGTCGCACGCAAAAACACCACCAAGTACGAGCGATCCCACCGCCTGGAACTACCCACCGGTAGCGAGTGGACCCTGCGCGTACGCAGGCTGACCCCCAACCAAAACAGCAGCCTGATCGCCGATATGATGCGCGTCGAGTCGATCACCGAAATCATCGACGCCGAACTGACTTACCCCCTCACCGCCGTGGGCGGCATCGAATTCGACGCCGAGCAATTCAACAACGTGCCCAAACTCTCGGCGCTGATGCGCGGCCGCATCCTGCGCGTGCCCAGCAACTACGATCCCGAAACCCATACCTATGTCGGGATCTGGGACGGCACTTTTAAGCTCGCCTACAGCAACAACCCTGCCTGGGTCTGGTACGACCTGGCGCTGCACCCCTATTACGGCCTCGGCGAGCGGCTCAACGCGGCGATGGTCAACCGCTACGCCCTGTACCGCATCGCCCAGTGGTGCGACCAAATGGTCCCGGACGGCAAGGGCGGTACCGAGCCGCGCTTCACCTGCAACCTCTACCTGCAAACCCAGGAAGAGGCGTACATCGTCCTTGAAGACATCGCCTCGATCTTCCACGGCATGGCCTATTGGGACGGCAGCCAGATGGTGGTCAACGCCGACATGCCGCAAGACCCGGTCTACAACTTTCATCGTGGCAACATCATCAGCCTCAAGTACCAGGGCGTGCGCAAACGGGATCGGCATACGCGGGCGATGGTCAGTTGGGACAACCCCGACAACAGCTTTGAGACCGAGCAGGAACCGGTGTTTGTCGAAGACGGTATCGCGAAGTTCGGGATTCAGGATTTGCCCATCGGCGCAGTGGGTTGCACCAGTCGCGGGCAGGCACAGAGGGCGGGGATGTTTGCGTTGGTCAGTGAGCAAACGCAGACACGCCCAGCGACGATGCGCGTCGGCCTGGATGGGCAGATACCGCGACCGGGGCAGTTGATTCGGTTGAGTGATGAACTGCTGGCAGGCCGGGCCAATGGTGGGCGGGTGTCGGCGGTGGCGGGGCGGGTGGTGACATTGGATCGGGATGTGGAGATTCCTTCTGGATCACGCTTGATCTGTAACCTGCCCAGTGGTGCGTCCGAGTCGCGATTGATTGCGCAGGTGGACGGGCGTGCGGTGACGGTTGCCGCCGAGTACAGCGAGCCGCTGCTGCCGGAGTGCGGCTGGGTGATCGACGCTGATGACCTGGCGACCCTGCAATTCAAAGTGCTGAGCATCACGCGACCGGAGTGGCAGCAGTACCAGCTCACGCTGATCCAGCATGAGCCGGGCAAATACGATGCGGTGGATTACGCGAGCAAGATCGACCCGCCACCGGTGACCATTCTCCCGCCCGGCGTGCAGGCGCCACCCAGTTCCGTGCTGATCACGCAAAGCATCTCCACCCAGCAAGGGCTGGCGGTGACCACCATGACCATCGCCTGGCACGCCGCCGAGTATGCGGTGGGCTATGACGTGGAGTGGCGGCGCGGCGCCGGGGATTGGGTACGGATTCCGCGTACCGGAGAGTTGTTGGTGGATGTGGTGGGCGTGTACTCCGGCCAGTACCTGGCGCGGGTCCGGGCGGTGAATGTGTTGGATGTGGCCTCCATACCGGCCAGCTCGGTGTTAACCGCCATTGAGGGCAAGATCACGCCGCCGCCTTCGGTGGCGTTTTTGCGCACGCAGGACAAGTTGTTTGGGATTGGCTTGCAGTGGGGCTTTCCTGCTGGGGCTGAGGATACACAGCGCACAGAGGTTTGGTCCTCGCAGGTGCCCGCGTTTGAAAGTGCACAGAAACTCGGTGACTTCGCATATCCGCAGGCTGCGCATGACTTGCAGGGGCTGGCGGCGGGGGCACGGTTCTATTTTTGGGCGCGGCTGGTTGATCGCACTGGCAATGTCGGGCCTTGGTATCCCGTTGGTAATGGTCTGGCCGGACAAGCCAGCGCCGAGGCCGGGCCGATTCTGGAACTGATCGCGGGGCAGATTGGCGCCAGTCAGCTTGGTCAGGAGTTGCTGGGTGAGATTGGCCTGATCACTGGTGACGGTCCGGGCTCGGTGAACGACCGGCTGGAGAGGACCCGAGAAGAACTGAAAGAACTTTTCAGCGAGGTGAGCGATGCCTTGGCGTATGACGAAACCAAGGCCTATTCGGCGGGAGAAATTGTTCGCCTGGGTAGTCGGCTGTTCCAAGCCAGAGAACCGGTTCAAGGCGTGGCACCACCCGATCCCGAATACTGGTTGGACATCGGCACCGTTACCCAGAACGCTGATGCATTGGCCTATCAGGTCGAGGCGAACTCCAGCAGCATTGAACAGCAGGGTGAGCAGCTCATTGCTCAAGCCCATCAACTGAATACGGTCGTTGCCTCAGTGGATGATGCGGTGGCCTCAGTGCAGCAGGTCAGCCAAGCCCTGGCCAGCACCGATGACAAGCTCCAGGCCATGTGGGCGGTGAAGATGGAGCTGAACCAGGACGGGCAGTATGTGGCTGCCGGGTTTGGTTTAGGCATCGAGAACACAGGCGCAGGGTTGCAGAGCCAGTTTCTGGTCAGTGCTGACCGCTTCGCCATGGTGACCACCCTCGCGGGTGGGCAGGTGTTCACGCCGTTTGTGGTGCAGAACGGGCAGATGTTTATCAACCAGGCGCTGATTCAAGACGGTTCCATCACTAACCTGAAAATCGGCGACTACCTGCAATCCAACGACTACATCGCAGGCACCCAGGGCTGGCGACTCGACAAGACCGGCGTGATCGAATTCAACGGCCCGGTAGCCGGAGGCGGGCGCCTGAGCATCAACAACCGCGTGGTGCAGGTGTACGACATCAACGGCACTTTGCGGGTACGCCTGGGGATCTGGGGCTGAACCATGCCTGCCGGATTACAAGTCTGGGACGCCAACGGCGCATTGATTCTGGACACCTCCACCCGCGTCGGAACCCTGATCGGCAGCGTCAATACCGGCGCGGTCAATGGCGCGATAGCCGTGTCGCTGATCGGTGAGCCGCTGTTCTTCGTCAAGCAACTAAGCTTCCCGCTCTACACCGTGTACATCTTCCCGAACGTCTCGATAGCGGGCGGGGTACTCAGCTGGGTCTACCCGCCGCCGTTCAACCCTTACCAAGCCAACGTGGCGGTGAGGATCTTTTATGGTTTCTACTGATGCCAGCCGGCCTGCAAGCCTTTAACGACTACGGCACCGCCCAGATCACCGGCGAAGAAATCTGCCTCAGCCTCATCAACAAATTCGCCGTCACCCTGACCCCGCGCTACACCAGCGGCCAGCAGCTCTACTTCGCTGCTAACCTCACGGTGCCGCTGGACGCAGTGATGCTGATGGGCGACACCAGCGGCGCCTACGTCAACGTCTTTTTCGACCCACGATACGACGGCTCCTACGTGCAACTCACCAGCCACGCGGGCGTCACGGTGACGCTCTACCTGTTCGCTGCCGCCCCAGTCGTTGCGTCCACGGCGGGGTTACAAGTGTTCGGCAGCGACCAGCGATTGCTGTTCGACGCGTCACACAAAATCCTCCGGCCGATCCATGCCAACCCCATGCTCTCACCGGAATACCTACTGCCGGTGGGCAATAGCAGGGCATACGCCGCCGCGCTGACCTACACACGGGTGCATTTCTACAACGAGTTCAACGACAACATCGACGGCACCACGTACGACTCCGCCAGCATCGGCCCCGGCTACGTGCGACGCGGCGCGTTGATGGACATCAACCTCTGGGGCCAGAACCTGTTCCGCTTCTTCACCTACACCGAAGTCACGCCGCTACGGCTGACACCCCCAACCCTGCTGGTGGCGGACGTGACGCACTACTGAGGGCTAACGAGATGAACATCACCGAGCAACAGTTGCAGCAAATATTCCCCAACGCCCGCGAACAAGCGGGCGTTTTTGTGTCGGTGCTGAATGACGCCATGGGGCGGCGAGAGATCAATACGCGGCAACGGCAGGCGGCGTTCCTGGCGCAGATTGGGCATGAGTCGGGGCAGCTGCGGTATGTGCGGGAGCGGGGGAGTGATCGGTATCTGAGCCGGTATGACACCGGGGCGCTGGCGAGGCTGCTGGGCAATACGCCGGAAGCGGATGGTGATGGTCAGCGGTATCGGGGGCGGGGGCTGATTCAGATTACGGGCAGACGTAACTACCTCAAATGCAGTCTGGCGCTGTTTGAAGATTTACGTTTGCTTAAGCAGCCTGAATTGCTGGAACAGCCGCAATGGGCAGCTGAGTCTGCCGCTTGGTACTGGTGGGCGAATGGGTTGAATGCGCTGGCGGATCAGGATGATTTCGTCGGTATTACCCGGCGCATCAACGGCGGCACGAATGGTCTGGAGGCGCGTATCGAGTTGTGGATCTGGGCGAGGGCGGTGTTGTGCTGAATGTGCGTGTCGCGGTTCTTGTCGCTTTGTTTATCGCCGGTGCTGCTGGTGGTTGGCAAATCCAGGCTTGGCGGTATGAGCGGCAATTGAGTGATCAAGCACGGCTCCATGCTGAAACGCTCAAAGAGTTGGCCTTCGCCTCCGCGTCACAACAGCGTAGCGAGGTCGACAAACGCTACGCCCTGGAGCGGCGCCTGCAAGCCAGTGACCAAACCCACCAGAGGGCTTTGACCGATGCCAAACAACGCCAAGCTCGCCTTATGGATCGCCTGGCTACCGCTGATTTGCGGCTGTCAGTCATCCTCGCCCAGCCGCCCTTTGCCGGAGGTGATGCAGTGCCTGCCACCACCGGCACCGGCGGCGTGGTTTATGGAGGTGAGAGAGCCGAACTTGACCGAGCGTTTGCTCAACGAATTGTCAGGATCGCCGAGGAGGGGGATGAGGGATTGATTGCGTTGGCAGCATGTCAGGGATACGCCAGATCTGTTTCTATTCTCGAATAAGGCTCGTGAGAGTTTCTCTGCATTCAATGTTAATGATTAATTGGGTGCTTATTACCAGTCCTCGTGGAGAGTTCTAATCTCCAACGGTGTGAGGCGGAACTGCCAGCCGAATTGGCGCTGAACGCTGTGAACTTTTACATGGCATTGGTTGCAAAGAGATATCCGATCCAGATCGTTCTCACATCCAAATCGGTCGTAAGCTATATGGTGGACACATTGGGCCATTTCTTTGCAGGCTTGACAGATACCACTATCTCTTTTCAGAATTCTTGAGCGGGTTCGATACCATTCGTCTGAAGTGTAGTATGTGCCGAATCTGGAGTTGTCTTGAAATTTTATCTCGTTGTTCCAGATTTTGTTTTGTGTATCAGTTTTATATTTTTTATAAGCGGCTCGCCATTCTGAACCGAGTTTTTCAGCCCAGCGGGAATATGCTATCTCAAGGTTTTTTTTCTTGGTTTCATCGAAAATAGGTAGCGATTCTACATGTGCTACCAGTTTTTTTGATACCGTATTTATGTGGTGCCCGCAATCTTCGCATTGCGAAACTATAGCAATGTTACCGTCATTATATATTCTTCTAGTGAGCCTTGAACTGGTGTGGCTGCATTCGCCCGGGGTGTGTGGGCGAGGGTTTTCTAGTTCATAGACTTGTCGAAATGTTGAGTCGTCGAATTTCGGAACTTCACTGCCTTCATTCATAGCCTCCGAGAATACTTTATATCGTGCATCCGCCCATCTGGAGTGTTCTTCCTGAATCTGTATTACGAATTGTGTGTCAAAAGGTTCAACAGCACTCCAGTCAGCAACCGAGTCTTTTCGATGGCTTCGTGTTTGTATACCGCAGGTAGCACACTGTGAAACCAGTTGACTGGTGCCATTCTCATAGCAGCGTAATCTCAAACTAACCTTAGGGTGATTACAGGGGCCTGGCTTGAATGGCTCTGGGTTTTCTCTCTCGAAAATTTCTAAGGCTTGTTCTGGACCACTTACGAATACATCGTAGTCACGAGGAGCTAATGGGAAGTGATCTTTCAGATCTTTCATTTCTTTACTGAGAACATTAGATCTATTTTGAATCGCGATGCGGTCTGCTGGGGTCGTTGCCTCAGCGTATGCTAAAGAAAGATCAAGCTCTTTCATTTTTAGATCGCGCATTTGACGCAGATAGTCATCAAATGCGTATGCATCTAACTGAGAGTCCATTCTTGAATCCTAGTCGTCTTTACGAAATTAAATGCTTCATGGCACGCTTAGTTTAATCGGAGGAAAAATTAACTGTAACGATGCGGCGAAGCTAATTTTTTATGTTACAGCCTGCAACGGCCGTACGCGAACCGACAGCTAGATAACTATTGAAGGAGAGCGATCAATCCGGATGCAGCAACATCCCGACTGACCGCCAAACTCGCAGACCAAGCCTGCAAGTCCAGCCAAGGCTCCCCGCTTTGCGCGCAAAGCACAGCGAGCCTAGCACCTGTTTCTGCACACAGAGAAGGCTTGCACATGACCACCCCAATCATCCCTTGGATGGGCGGCAAACGCCGCCTGGCCGACCGCCTCATCCCGCTATTCCCACCCCACGAGTGCTACGTCGAAGTCTTCGCCGGCAGCGCTGCCTTGTTCTTCCTCCGCCCCCAACCCGCACCTGTTGAAGTCCTCAACGACATCAACGGCGACCTGGTATGCCTGTACCGCGTCGTACAGAATCACTTGGAAGAGTTCGTCCGCCAATTCAAGTGGGCGCTCAGCTCACGGCAGGTATTCGAGTGGCAAAAGATGACCCGCCCGGAAACCCTCACCGACATCCAACGTGCGGCCCGATTCTTCTACCTCCAACACCATGCGTTCGCTGCCAAAGTCTCCGGCCAGACCTTCGGTACGGCGACAACAGCGGCGCCGATCAATCTGTTACGGATCGAGGAGAACCTTTCCGCCGCATGGCAGCGGCTGGCCGGAACCTACGTGGAAAACCTGCCATGGCTCGACTGCGTCCAACGCTACGACCGGCCACATACCTTTCACTACATGGACCCACCGTACTGGAAGGTCGCAGGCTACGGTGTCGATTTTCCCTTTGATCAATACGAGCAGATGGCCGAATTCATGCGCCAGTGCGAGGGGAGGGTGATGGTCAGTATCAACGACCACCCGGATATCCGGCGGGTATTTGATGGTTTTCACTTTGAGACGCTGGATGTTCGATACACCTCAGCTAACCAGCGCCAGGCGACGACAGAACCGAGCGGTGAACTGGTGATCATGAGCTGGGAGCCTGAGGTGCTGGGTGGCTTGTTTTGAACCAAGCACAAATCGGATAGCCGCTCTGTGGCGACACGGCTATCCGGGCTGGGTTGCTGTCAGTTTGCAGATGGGCTTTCTCGCTCCAGCACCATGTCGATCAGGAGCCGAGCGTTCTCAACCAGTTGAACGACGCCAAAGGCTTGCTGACGTTGTGCGTCATCCAGCTCGAAGATGCATTTGTAGGCGAGCGCGGTTGCTGATTGGAGAAACTCACTGGCGTGAACGAGCGCTTTTTCGGTGGTGATATCCGGGCGGATGTTGAAAAGGCCCTGTGAGGTATCTGCGTTGTTGTCGTTGGTATTCATACGCGAACCTCCCGTTGCGGGTGGCGGTTTTTATCGCGGGTGGGTGGGTATTTCAGTCGGCTGAATAGGCCGACGGAAAATTCCGATATGTGTAACGAGGTATTGATTGGACGTAATGGGCGGCGCCCTTGCGTGAAAGGGGGATAAGCCATTCTCCTTAGCTCCTTCGTGAGATTAAGGAACCGCCACCCGCCGTTCTGACACGGTTAGGGTGGCAGACCGCACGAGGGTCAGAAACCGGCACACGAAGGAACACCGGCCAGGCCGAAGCCTGCCTCGCGCGGTCCGCCATATGTATGCAGCTACGGCGCTTTTCGCACCTTCGTGTATTTGCAGGTTCTGACCCCTGGTCACAGCATGGCTGTGACGTTTGAAAGCTTATCGATATAGAAGGCGGGGATCAAGATGGATGTTGACACTTTTCGGTACAGAATGATCGTTAAAGCTCTGTACTCTGATACTAAGCAATTTTTTTTGTGAAAAATTAGATTTAGTGGTTTTTATTAAAGGGGTTGCTGTAGTCTAGATCTAGTAACGCATATTTCACTGTTGTTCTATACTCGACAGGAATGTTTTCAATTTCTAGAGTAAGCTTTTTGATTAAATATTTGCCATTAGGCTCTTTTGATAAAATAGTAAAAATTGACAGCGTATCTCCTGTTCGGGCTGCGGTTACTGCAAGATCCACAATACTCCACTTTGAACGAGTGAACGAACTAACAAGCTGAGTTCGAGCAGTCTTGCATTTGTCCCAATCTACAAAACGGAAGATTGCTGAAAAAAAATCCGGTGGTATTTCTTTTTCTAGTTCTGCATAGACGATTGGAAAGGTTGCTGCTATGAGCGGGGAGGCAGCGGACTCCGTCTGTTTTAAGAGGTAAGGGAGTAGTTGTCCGGCCGCTTCTTTCAATGCATGTTTATTGGAGTTTCGCGAATCCCATAACAGCTTGGCGATCTCATTGGCAGCCTCTTGAGAAATACCTAGGAAAGGGCGGGTAGTTAGTTGGTGTGCAATCTCATCAACTGATTTTAATATTGGTTCTCGTGCATCTTTTTTGCATTCGTTGAATGCGTTAAAGTTTCTGGTTATAACCTTGGAGTTATTGCTATGGATTAGTGCTTGCTTGATCGTGCGAGCACCAGAAAGGTTTTGTCCAGCTTTATTTAGCCACTGAATTAATTTTTTAGATTTGACTTCTACTTCGCTTAAAGTAAGTGCGATTTCTATAGCTTTAAGTGTCCAGTCTACAGCCTCCTGCCCTTGCAGGTAAGGTAGGAGTATGGATATTATTTTAAATTTTTCAGCGTGAGATAGGTTTGCGTGTCGGATCACAGGTATTAGAGATCTTAAATGTTCTTCACATTTGAGGTTTAAAACTTCGATAACTTTTTTTACATCGCTGATAGATGAGAAAATATCGAAAAAGTACCGTGGTGTTACAGTAGTTAGAAACGTGTGCAGTAGTTCAGCTCGCCGAGAGACGTCTAGGACATCGCTGGTGAGAATCCAGAAAAGATCTTTTCGCTCGTTGCCCAGCAATTCTTTCAGCATTGAGTCAACGTGATTACTAGGCGTCATTCGTGCGATTGTGTCTTTCCAATCGTCCGTTATTTCTAGTTTTCGACCCCGTTCAACGACTGTGGAGCGCAGCTGCGCAGAGGACAAGCCGTTGGTGTTGTAAAGATGAATTAAATAATCTGTTAGCCGCTTGCTATCTGTTTCTTCTAAGAGAATTTCAGCAAGAGAAGCTTGTTCGTCGTTGACTAAGAGAGGTAAGATCGCGTTGCTGAACTTATCGCTTATAGGGTGATTGAGCTTTGAGAGTTCGACTGCGATCATTGATGGAAGAGTTGAGTTATCAGATACTATCTTTTTCATCAGATCCAAGCTGAGTTGAGAAACCCGCATTAGATCTGTTGTTTTCAAAGAGGCGAGTTGTTTTGTAGTGCCTTGATTGAATGATAGTGATAACCCTTCCGCTATTCCTTTTAAGAGCGGCAAAGAAGGGGAGTGTTGGTTTAATAGCCCCTGCAGAAAATGCATTGCCATATCGGAATTTTGAGTTGTAAGTTCTGTTGCGGCAAAATATATAGCTTGCGTAACGGAACCAAATTGTCCGGGAGACTCTAGCTTTGATGTTAGAGCGCTCAGAAAGTTCCATGCGTCTTGGGCTGGCATCTTTTTAATTGCAAGATTTGTAGCGTTAATAATCGCAGGTTCAAGCTCGTGTAGTACTTCAGTGTTGCGCACTGTTCGAGTGCTCGCAATGTCTAGTAGTCCAAGTACAGCATTTGGAGAAGTATAGATCTTCCGACGTAGGTCCTCCCATAAAAGTGACACTCTTAACGCGGCCTCGGTGCCAACGCCGTCAGAAGACATTTCGCCGATAGCATCAAGCATTTTCAGTGACGGAAACGGAGATTCAAGAACTCGCTCAGTAATTGATGCTGACCAATGATGGCGTGGTGCCTCTCGTTTACGCCCATCTATTCTTCGACCAGGCCAGTCGCTAAACCGCGACCGAGCGTCCCTCGGAGCGAAAACGAGATCGAAACTACGACGGCCGATAGTCCTTGGTGAGCGACAAAATGTTGAAACAGCAAACTGACGTCGAAAGCCAGACCATAGTGCTGTAAGAATTCGCAGTGTTAGTAATTCAGGTTTTTCCGCATCGAACACAACAATAGGAGCTCGATCTTCAAGGAAAAGTGCTTCAACTAGCTCAGTTCCTTGCAACGAGTCGAATTCAGGCAATGTAGTACGAGTGGCTATATCTAGTATTCGCTTTTGGGCGGGTTCGCTAGCGCCGGCCTTGGTGGCAATTGTTACAACTGCCGCGATGTCTTCTAGTTCTACCCATACCTCGGTTGGGACTAGGATACTTCGTGTCCTAACGCATCCCGCACGGGGCGCATCCAAATCTTGCCATGTTCTAGCCACAACGTAGTGGGAGCCGCCTGTAAGCGGATAGCATGTAATGTAAGGTGCAAAGCGTTCATTAGGTCCTAGAGGGCCTGCAACATCAGACAGGCGGTCAATCAATTGTTGATCAGCATTGGACAAACGGATGGTGCTCGACAGCAATTCGTGCCCTTGGCGATACCCGTGTAACTGCTCATCTAGAGGTTTCAACTTATTCCCCTATGGCCCAAGCGATGGGAAGGGTCACATCGTTGACGATTTCGAATCTATCATCGTTTTGCACTACTACATAACCTTGCTCAGATAGGTCATTTTTTAGAAATTCACTACGGAAATCCGGATCATCGTCCAAATCTCCACCGATAATAGACAAACCGAACACTTTAATGTCCAAACGGCTCTCGCAGGCCAGTCGTCCTGCGAAAAGTGGGAATTCCTTTTCGAGATACGCTATGGGGCTATCGTCGCGGGATTCACTGTCCATGCGGTCCCATGCGGCGATTACGACTGACAGTCTTGGCGCGCCTCCGTCATTCCTTTCCGCTAGCAGGAATTCAAGAAATCGAAATAATTCACAGAGGAGTACTTGTGTCGGAATTCTAGGTTCCGAAGTCTCCATTACGTCGATATCTGGCGCCTCTTGGTTAGGCAGTTCAAATAGCTCTGCTCCACCTAGGCCTTCTTCTTCCGTAGTGAATAGCTGAAGTACCGAACGGGCATTTACCCAATCCAACGGTTGGACTGTCTGATCAGAGTCGTGTCGCAAGAAGAGAATCGCCCCTTCTGCATTTTGCAAAAGTGACATCCATTCAGCTGAGATTTCCGAAGTTGCAACAGCCCTAGTCCAAAGCTCTCCGGATATATCTGGCACCATCAATGTTCGAAGAGCGCCGGATCCACCCTGAGCTCTGACGTCGATTGAAAAGTCAGATCGACCCACTTCCAGGTTTCTGTCAGATCTTGGTGCGAATTTTCCCTTCATCAGATGTTCAGCTGCAGCGTCAACATAGCTAATGTCGGCTGGGATACAATCGGCACGCAGTTCGCCTTTTCTCTTATGAAAAGAAGGCCATAAGCGACCAAGGTAATTGGTCTTGCCGGAGTCGGGTCCACCTATGAGCACTACCGATCTTGTGGCCAATTTCCGCTCCTGAAAGCTGATAGTTTCCGACGCTTACTTCCGTTGTCATCCGGCCAAAAAACTGGGGGGGGTCGGTCGTGCATGAATGTTCTCGTAAGCAAATCACTTATACCTTCGCCTGGCTCTACGTTTGTATTAGCCGAAAATGAGGCGATAGGTGCTAGTGAAATATCAATACCAAATCTAAGACCGGTATCTCGAATTTGTTTGAATATTTCCTCAGGGAAGTCACCGAGATCCCGCCAGCTTGGGACTAAAATCACACGCGGTGGAGGCGTCAAAAGCATTCCTGCCAAACGTTCGATTAAAAGTTCGGTACGATATTTTGCGTAATTTCGGCGCTCGCCGTCCACGAACTCTCGCCCATCCACCATGACCCAAATCACGGTAGCTGATTTGATAAAATCAAACCTGTCAGAGTCGGCTCGATCAATGAAGGATTTAGACCATTCACCAGGTAGGTCTGGCAATAAAACATTGAACAGCTTGCCATCGGCTATTCGCCGCAATTTGAAGTGCAGGAAACCTGCTTGTCGGTCGTCCACAAGCTCGGTGCGAACGGTTAACTGATTAGGAGGCTCTCCATTGGTCCATTGCCGACTACCGCGAGCAATTTGCTCAAACGCCATGAGAGTTTTGCTGTCAGCATACGAATAATCTTGAAACTGACCTTTTGATAACAAGAGATAAGCGCTGACAAGGCACGCAGTCTTGCCGGAGGCAGGCAATCCGACGATGCCTACCATTGTTGTGTATTCATTACACATCAATTCCCGAGCTTCCTCAGTCCCAAGCGTCATACTTGGAGGCAATCTTGGCATTTCCTCCAAGCGCTCCAGCACCGCTAATCCTGCAGAACCTCCGCTGTTGCCTACTGAGGTATGCAGCTCACTTGACCATGAAATTTCGGAGTCTTGTGATTCGGGGGGAGCTTCAATGTCGGCGATGTCTCCATCGATATGGGGACATTCAGAAGTAGAAAACCCCTGAATGCAGCGTCCAGTGACACTGACTGTACACTCGTCGAAAGTGCAAGCGCGCATAAGGTTTAGCCCCTTCGTCCGCTAAGATGCATCACGCCAGCTTCTAGGAGGGCGCGTGCGCCCCAATCTCTAATTGTTCGAGGTGTGTTGGATCCGGATAGCTCGCAATCGTCGCTAACCAACGCACTAAGAAGTGGAAAGGCCTGTTTTGCGCTCAAGACTCCTTCACTGTCAATGCCAGAAACGAGAGCCTGAATATTTTCACCGATGGTCGAAATCACTTGCGGCAGAGTAGAGGACACATCGTCACCAATTCCACGTAACACGACATTGCGATGGCCTGATGATGGAATACGCTTTAGCTTTGCTGCGCATTCTAGTCCGGCCGTGACGGCTTGAGTTAAACTTGGAAGGCTTGGGAATGGTCGCTCAAGGCTTTCACTCCAATCTGCCAGTCGCCACCAAAGGAAGTCGATTTCTTCCCTATCAAGCTCAGCGTTTTCCCGAAGTGCTTTAACAAGTGGGGTAACTGCAGTCTTGAACGCTTGCTTAGCACGCGCGCCAGTCGGAACATTGTCGGGGATAGATAACAGGCCAACTTCCGGCACTTCAGCTCTAATCCTGGATTCCTCTGCTACGTCTTTGCTGCGCTTTTGACACGCATCGCAGAGCTCAATGCGAAGCATCTCAAGCGATTCTTTTTCTACGGGATCTTGAAATGAAAGCGCTGACCACGCTGCGGCTGCGAAAGCGTCCACTGCACTCGTGTCATGTTCACCCACAGTCTCCCTGCGAACAAGATCTAATGCGGCCACTACAGCTACTACAGTGATCTGTAGATCATTGTTTTCTCGTACGAAAGCATCGCTTCCGTTTTCAACTATTGCTTGTTCCACTGCTACTGCAATATTTTCGTCGACAAGTCCGCTTTCGAAAGCTGCTGCTATCCTGGATGCTAGCTCGATCGCAAGCCAAGCGGTTGATATTCCCTGCATCCACGTTTGGACGGAGACAACTGCTTGGTTCAGTCGTCGAACATCATCGTCCTTGGGTTCAGGCCAGAAAATACGCGAATGTTTAGCCATCAAACTCATTTGCTTCCCTCTGTCTTGGCATCCGATAAAGCTTTTTCGATAGCTATGGCCAACTCTTCAGCGCGACCTTTGCTTAGTATTCGAGCGAAAAATGTTTGCTCTAGTGCGTGATCAAATTTTGCGCCTGCTCCTACTGGAAGGCCACCAAGATCAGCTAGGATCTTGAGGCGTTGAGTTTTACTTATGTCTCGGAAAAATTTGAGGCGCAGAGCACGATCTCTGGCGGTTATGTCCATCTCGGACCTGCCCGCACCTGAAATCGGATTAACCACCGGTATGACTTTCGGTGCTTCAGCGGTAGTTGGATGAAAACTTTGAGCTCGTGGCGCTTGCTTGAAATTTGGTGATGCGAGCAGATGCTGCTCCTGAGTACTAGCGAGGAATTCGTGATCCTTATGGAAACGTTTGTGTTCGTCGTCCCATGTCCTCGGATTGATGCTGACTGACAGAGAGTCTGTCTCTTGGTCCCAGTCAAACTCTAAAATGTTGTATTTGTAAGTGTACTTTTCGCCAATATGGTCCGGAGCGGCGGCACCAGCAGCTAACAGCATAAGATCAGATCCGTCTTCTACCGTTGATACATCTATAGAGGGGTAGTGTTCGTGCCCTGAAATGACTACACGTGCCCTATTAGCAATGTATTTTCTTGCTTCAACGGTATCCATGAACCAATGCAGAGGATGGTGCATCAGTGCCACGACCTCTTCCCCAGGTACTTGGGGAATAACACGTTGTCTCGCGCCTAGGATCAAAGCCCCCGGTTCATCTTTTTTCGAACAGCTCAAGGCGGAGTTTAAGCGGACGAAGCGAATCGATCGGCCAGGAGCAAGCTGGACGGCGTGGTCTGCCGAGTACTCGCCAAAAGAATCCAGGTCGCACCCATAACCTTGGGCGAAGTCTCGGTATGCAGCGAACCGTTTGAATAGGGACTCACGTTCCGCTTCGTCATCGAGAAGCATGTCTAGGACGTCGTCGCCGTAATCACGTATTGACTGAATTTTCCAGCCAATGGCTTTTGTGATGGAATCCCTATCGATATCGTGGTTACCGGGTACTAACTGAGTGCATAGTCGATCGCAGCCTGTGCGAGCCGCGAGCTCATCTAACCAAAGACCAGCAGCTGCATATTGTTCAGGCTGTGCGGAGTAAGCGATGTCACCAGTCACAATAATCCCAGATGCGTTTGAGCCCCTTCTTACGAGCTCTGCCTGAACATCATCCATAAGACGCTCTTTGGCATCCGCATTCGTCTTAACCCAACCGCCATTTTTTTCTTGGCCAAAATGGATATCTGAGAGATGAATGAAAATTGCTGGCAACTCCGTTCCTCCTATGAACATTAATCCCAAATGGAGTGGCTTGGGAGCACTGCAATTGCTCAT